CAGAATGGAGTAAAATAGTATTACGTATAAACGGGGCTTACGAGTCAGGGGTATTTAACGCTGTCCCTAACTTTGCATGTAAGAAGTTTTGCCCTGTTCAATCATGTTCACATTGGGGAAAATAATGGAAAGAGATTATAAAAAAGAAAACGAACTTTATAAAAGTAAACCTGAACAAATAAAATTGCGTGTAGCTAGAAATAAAGCTAGACGACAAGCTATTAAAGATGGTAGAGTAGAAAAGGGTGATGGTAAAGAGATAGACCATGTTATCCCTCTTAGTAAAGGTGGAAGTAATACTAAAGCAAATACTAGAATTAGAACTAAAAGTCAGAACAGTTCTTTTAGTCGCAATAGCGATAATTCAGTTAAAAAAAATACACCTTTAAAAAAGAAATAGATTTTTCGCAAGACGTGAGTGCGATATAACCACGTCAGTTAACAGTAAGAATTTCGACATGCTCGCTTTCATCTTATGTGTTAACATGTAGGGCTAGACGCGTCATTACCTCTCTCGATGGCGTGTCTATTTTTATCACTAGGAGATTGCATTGGAAGTATACAAAGACAAGGCGTTGATAGTTAATACAAAACGTCCACAACTTATTTTAGATAAGATACCTAAAAGTAAAATTATAAAAGAACATGATAATGGTGTAAGCCAAGTCATAGTTAATTGGGGTTTAGATGAAGTTATAACCCTGTCAGACATGAAAGTTAAAAATCCACCTTCTCCTATATCACGTGACTACAGCTGGCCTGGTATTCACAAACCATTTGACCATCAAAGAACAACAGCTCAGTTTCTTTCTGCACATAGACGTGCGTATTGCCTATCAGAAGCAGGAACAGGTAAAACATCTGCAGTAATATGGGCGGCTGATTATTTAATGAACCAAGGCAAAATAAAAAGAATGTTAGTGGTATGCCCACTATCAATTATGCAAGCAGCATGGCAGGCAGACTTTTTTAAAACTGCTATGCATAGGTCTGTAGGAATTGCTCATGGCTCTGCAGAAAAACGTAAAAAAGTATTTGATGAAAAAACAGATGTAGTTATCATCAACTATGATGGTATAGAAATTGTAGAGAAAGAAATCTTATCTGGCGGTTTTGATTTAATAGTAGTTGATGAAGCTAACTATATCAAGACTGTCACGACACGTCGCTGGAAGTCAATTAATCGTGTGGTAACACCTAACACATGGTTATGGCTTATGACAGGAACACCCGCTGCTCAATCACCGGCTGACGCATATGGACTGGCTAGACTTGTGAACCCCGCATCCGTCCCAAAATACGCAGGAACATTTAAGGATATGGTAATGCAGAAAGTCAGTCAGTTCACCTGGGTGCCTAGATTTAATGCACAGGACATAGTATTTAAAACACTACAACCTGCCATTCGTTATACCAAAGAAGAATGTCTTGACTTACCCGATGTTTTATATACAACTCGGGAAGTTCCACTTACCCCCCAACAAGATAAGTATTATAAGAAATTAAAAAAAGATATGTATATGGAAACATCAGGTGAAGAAATTACCGTTGTTAATGCAGCGGTAATGCTCACCAAACTTCTACAAGTAAGTGCAGGCTCCATCTATTCAGATACAAGAGGTATTATAGAGTTTGATGTATCTAATCGCATGACGGCTTTAAAAGAAATTATAGAAGAAGCTAGTCACAAAGTTATTGTATTCTGCCCTTTCCGTCACAGCATAGAAAAGATAATGGCGGAACTACACAAAGATAAAATTACTTGTGATTGTATACATGGAGATGTGTCTATGAATAAACGCACAGAAATATTTAAAAGTTTTCAAGAAAGTAAAAACCCTCAAGTATTAGTAATTCAACCTCAAGCTGCATCACATGGAGTTACCCTCCACGCAGCTAACGTAGTTGTATTTTGGTCACCTGTGATGTCTGTAGAAACCTACATACAATGTTGTGCTCGTATGGATAGAGCAGGACAAAAAAATAAAATGACTGTTGTGCATTTACAAGGTAGCCCTGTTGAATCAAAAATATATAGAATGTTGCAAGGTAAAATAGATAACCATATTAAATTAGTAGACCTTTATAAAGAGGAGTTTAGCGATGCGTAAACCCCTTACAGAAGAACAAAAGAAAAGAAATCAAGAAAAACAAAACGAATATAGAGTAAATAATCCTGAATGGTATATGCATAATAAAGCTAGACGACGAGCGATAGATAGACAAATTGAGTTTAATCTTGAAGTAAAAGATATAGTTATGCCTATTAATTGCCCTGTATTTAAAAAATACAAATTAAAAAAAGAATATAGTGAAAAATCGGGACCTAAACCTTGGTCTCCATCACTTGATCGAATAGATAATTCAAAGGGTTACATTAAAGGTAACGTGCAAGTGATAAGCAATAAAGCTAACACAATGAAAGGTAATGCTACACCCGAAGAACTATTACAATTTGCTTATTGGGTAATACTTACTTATGGACATTTAATTGATAAAGATAGTTGACAAAGTAAATTGTTGTGCTATACTGTTATTCTTAATATTTGAAAGGAGAGTATATGGAATTAGATGACAACAAGATAGAAAAGCTTATGCAAGCATCAGTTAATATGCGTGATAAGATTGAAACTTTGGAAAAAGAAATTACTGATATCAAAGTGCAGAAAGATAAAATTGATTTAGCTCTTAATGAGGCGTGTAGAACTTTAAATGTAACAAGTTTAAAAACTAAAGTAGGAACGTTATCAAGAACTTTACGCACACGATATTGGACAAGTGATTGGTCTAGCATGTATGACTTTATATTAGACAACAAAATGCCTGAATTCTTTGAGAAAAGATTAGTGCAGTCGGCAGTAAAAGAATATCTAGAACTTAATCCCGACAAAGCACCGCCCGGATTACAAGCAACAAGTGAATACACAGTAAGAATAACTAAAAGTAGAGAAAATAAGGAGAATGTATGAATACCGATTTAGATGTATTTGGTAGCACCGCAGTAGCAGCACATACCCGTCGTGATGATGGTTTTACAGCCAATATCACAGGTAGTTCAATGACAGCCAAACGTATTTCTATACGAGGCGGTAAATTTAGATTGATGGTTAACGGTAAAGAAATTGAGAAGTCTAATCAAGACGCACTTGATATAGTTATTGTTAATGCATCACCTCATGTGCATCGTATGTATTTTGCTAAAGAGTTTAGACAAGGTGAGAAAATGCCACCACCAGCCTGCTGGTCTTCAGACAGCTCAAAACCTGATGATACTGTTTCTGAGAAACAAGCAGATACATGCCTAGCATGTCCTCAAAATATTAAAGGTTCTGGTCCATCTGGCACTAAAGCTTGTCGTTTTAGTAGACGTATTGCAGTTGTTCGTGCTGATGATTTAAATGGTGATATATATCAAATGACTTTACCTGCGCAATCTATATTTGGTAATGGCACTAAAGACCGCAAGCCTTTACATGAATACACAGACTACGTTCGTGCTAATGGTCAAAACTTAATGTCTGTTATATCAAGAGTTTCTTTTGATGAAGACTCATCAAGCACAAAGATTGGCTTTAAACCAATCAGAGTATTAAATGATGAAGAGTATGCCATATGTTCTACAAAATCAACTTCTGATGAAGCTAAACGTGCTATTACATTATCAGTAAGCGTCAACAAAGAAGAAGATGGTGAAGAGTTTGAACAGAAAAAACAACAGCCGATTGCTAGACCTGTTGACCCTGTAATACCTAAAGTAGAAGATGATATTCCAGAACCTACTGTTCGTGCTATAGAAAAACCTACTCCAGCACCTGCTCCAAAACCAGCAACACCAAAAATTGATCAAGGTGATGTTAGTTTAGATGATTTAGTATCTGATTGGACATAGCATGCGTGGATATTCACAGAGTATAGTAGAGGCTAATTTAAAAGCTAAAGAAACAACAGGGACTCTTTTAGGTGCTATTTGTATAGCACTTAAATACCCTGCAAGTCAAGTAGCTAAAGAGCTTAACGTTTCTCGTCAAACGGTGTATGATTGGTTTTCAGGTAAAGCAAGACCCTCTAAGCGAGTTGACTTAAAAATCAAGCACTTAGTAATACGCTTAAAGCAAAACTAAATAACCTGCAATGCAAGTAGGTGGTTAAGCCCCTCCCGTTTAACCAGTCATCAATACGGCACCGCTATCTGCCGTTTGCATACGGTAGCACCTATTCAGTAGCAAAACTTATTTCGAGAGAAACATGCAAACAAAAGAATTTTTACAACACGTTTGGTCTGACCAAGGATACTATTGCATAGTAGGTAAAGACCAACAAAACATAGTCACTCCTAAATTCATAGACACCATAGATGATGCAATAAAAGTAATTGATAGATTTTTAGAAGATAAGCAAGATGTTTATTTTGCATGCTCTACATGGACAGAAAATACAGAACGTAAAAAACATAATGCTAAAGAACAAAAAATATTATGGCTTGATATAGATTGTGGCTTTGACGCTAAAAAACGTAAATGGAAAGATTACGAAACTAAAGACGAAGCTTTAATAGCGCTACGCAAATTTACAAATACTACGGAGTTGCCAGAGCCTACGATTGTTGATTCAGGTAATGGTATTCACTGCTATTGGTCTCTAACAGAACCTATAGATAAAGCTATATGGTTACCTGTAGCTGAAGGGTTTAAATTCTTATGTGCTAAACATGGACTCAAAGCTGATGGCGCTTGCACCGCTGATGTGGCTCGTATACTTAGAGTGCCTAATACAAAAAACTTTAAAAACTTTGAAAAGCCTTCTGATGTAGTAATACTTAATGAAGGTAAAGCTACACCCTTTGATGAGTTAGCAAGACTTATCCCTATACATGTGTCAGATAAACCTAAAGCTAAACGACCTTTAGATGAAGCAACAAAAGCCATATTAGGAAATAACTCTTCTAAATTTATGAAGATTATTGAACGCTGCCGTAAAGATGATGGCTGCGCACAATTAGTTCATATCATGACTAAACAAGCTACTGTAGAAGAACCGCTATGGAGGTCTGGTTTATCTATTGCAGCATACTGTGAAGATGCCGAAGCCGCCATCCATAATATTTCTAAACATCACCCCGACTATGAATATGCTAAAACAGAAACTAAAGCTAACGGCATTCCAGGACCTCATACATGTAAACAATTTGAAGGCTTACGTCCTGAAGGTTGCGATGGTTGTAAACACAAAGGTAAGATTACTTCTCCTATAGAATTAGGTAGGGTTATTCTTCGTTCCAAAGGTGCTGATAATGTTATTCAAGCTAAGTCAGAAGAACTTGGAGAGATAGTAACATATCAAATTCCTGATTATCCTTTCCCATATTTTAGAGGAAAGAATGGTGGCATATACAAAACGCTTGCGGGGGAAGAAGAGGAAGCCATTTTAATTTATGACTATGACTTTTACCTTGTAGAAATATTACACGATCATGCCTCAGGTTTTTGTGCATGGTTTAAGATGCACTTACCATTTGATGGAGTGCAAGAATTTATAGCACCGGTAACTCAATTACTAACTAGAGATACAGCAAGTAAAGTTCTTAACTCAACAGGTATATTTAAAAATGGTAAACGACTAGACCATGTTATTGATTACATTATTGCTGTATTAGAAGCACATCAAAAACAAAAGAAAGCTACTACCATGTATAGACAATATGGTTGGAATGCTACCTTTAATAAAATAGTAATTGGTAATCGTGAGATTAGTGCTTTTGGTATTAAATATGTTCCTGTGTCAGAAGATTTAAAAGACGTTAATGCTACCTTGCAGAAAAAAGGTTCTTTTGATGAATGGAAAAAAGCTATATCAGTATATGAAAGACCAGGCATGGAGTTGAGAGCATTTGGTTTCTTCTGTGCGTTTGGTTCTTTGCTTATGCCTTTTTTTAAAACTAGAGAAAAATCAGCAGTAATTAATTTATATAATCCTGGCACAGGTCAAGGTAAATCTACAGTATTGCAGGCTATGACTAGTGTGTATGGTAACCCAGAGATGAATGCAAATCTTATTCAAGTTTGGGGAGATACAGGTAATGCAGTTATTAATCGTATGGGGTATATGAATAACTTACCTGCCGCCGTAGATGAATTTACTAAAGTAACTCCTGACCAATTACACGACTTTTTAAAGTTTATGTCAATGGGTCGAGGTAAAAATAGATTAAGTAGTGCCGGAGTTAATAAAGAAAGACAAAACGACACTATCTTTAATTTAATATGTGTAGTCTCAAGTAATACAGATTTTAGGACAGTCATGTTTTCAAAAAATGCTAAAGCTTCAGGTGAAATGGCTAGGTTCTTACAGTTACGTATTGAAAAAGATGACTCTTTAACTAAAGAACAAGCAGATAATTACTTTGGTAGATTGTTTGATAATTATGGACATGCTGGAGAAGTATATGCTCAATGGATTATATCTAATTTAGATACCGTTAAGACTGCCCTATCAGACACTCAAAAGAATATAGACAAAGCTTGGAACATTACAGGAGAAGACCGGAAATATTCAGCTACATTAGCTGCTGTATTTTTAGGGGCTAAAATAGCTAAGGCATTAGGCATACATAATATAGATATAGAGCCTGTCCAAAAAGCTATATATGCAGAGTTAGAAAAATCAAAGATTGATTTAAAGGCTCGTGATTTTGATGCTATGGAAACTTTAACTGAGTTTTTACATGAAAACTTAAAAAACACTTTAGTTATTAATAGTAAAACCGATGCTCGTTCTGGATTATTAGAGGCCCCTTTACTTAAACCAATGTATGAATTAAGAGTAAGAATTGAACCAGATGTCAACACAATTTACATTCCAGTAGGTATAATGCGCACATACTTAGAGACTAAGGGCAATGTAACTATGGAAGATTTTGTAGCTAAACTTAGAGATAACAAAATTTTAAAACCTAAATCAGGTGAACTTAAAGTTATTCAAAAAGGTTTAGAGGTTAGCGGTTCAGGAAGAAGATGCATATGGATTGATAACTCTACGTTTGACGACATAAAAACTAATAACTTACCATTGGATATACCACGAAGTGTTAACTAACGGAACAGATTACCAAATACTTTGGTCTGAATTTAAACCAGGCTCATCTATCTTTTTACCTGCAATTGATACTGATGCAGCGGTAGCTGCTATTACAAAAGAAAGTGAACGACTAGAGTTTGAGTTTGTTCACAAAGTAGTCATTGAGGATAATGTAAAAGGTATTCGAGTTTGGCGTTTATAACCCAGATTCAAACCTGATTTTTTGAATATATTTAACGTCTCGATCTTCAAATTTAGATATATGATCAAGCATGTTCATTTCTTCTTGTCTAAAATATCTAATTTTTTGTTGTTTTTCGTCAGGAGACATGTTTTTATTTTCTAAAACTCTTGTTTCAGCCGCTCTTAATTGACCTAAATATTTACCAATATCATCAAGTAAACCTTTTCTTGCAATAAGACCTTTGTTGTTATCTTTGTTTATATATTCTAAAGTTTCTTCAGGGCCTCTAAATTTTTCTTTATATTTATAAGTATTATAAACTTCACTTTGAATATCTCTTAATTCATAGTAATCATTTTTAGCACGATTTCCAAACTCTTTAGAATAGAATGCAGACGTGCCAGGAATAGCATTAATCAAATCTTGTGTAGAGTTAGAAGGTAATACATCTCCTCTTATATCTGCCATTAAATTGTTTGTACCTAGACGTATTAAACCTGCGCTATAACCAAAATACCCATCAAGTAAATGATCTATTTTCATAGGGGAAGATCCTGAAAGGCTACCTAGTACTTTAGCCAATTCAGATGTTCTAGCAGTGTATTGCATTTCATCTTCTCTACCACCAACACCTGTTCCCGCAATAGGTCTTCCAGTAAAATAGTCATAGTTCATAGAGGCTTCAACAAGGGGTTTAAAAGCTTGAGGCATAACTGATGGAGAAGCAATAGCGTTTATTATTCCAACTTTTATAGCTTTACCTGCTTTAGTTCCATCTTCATCTTGTTTATATAACGTATGATATAGATGTTCTGGAATAATTTTTGTAAATAAAGTAGCCAAGTCTGAACGAAGAGGAATACTTAAACCACCCATGCCTGGAAATATAAATCTTCTATCTCTAACAGAAGGATCTAGTTTTTCATAATCGTCATCATCTGAAACTAAAGCACTATATATTAAACTTAAAAGCATAGTTTTCATCATAGTATTTCTAAGCACTCTATAAGCTTCTGCTCGTTGAGAAGGAGCAATACCACGTCCTGAAGCAACTTTCATCATTACGTTTAGTGATTGTAGATAAGCACCAAAGAACGGAATAACTTGACGTCCTACAGATACCAACTTATTAGAACCTGTTCTTCTAAAGTTAATTACTTCAAAAGCACGTTCAATAGCAAGTGCTTTATCGCCTGTTTCTTTTAGTGTTTGATTATAGATAGCTTGACGAATAACATTATCAGAAGCCATAGAAAATTTTTGTAACGGGTTTCTAATTATACGATCAAACAATCCTGGTTTTTTTAATCCCGCTGCAATTTCAGCATCTGATCTACTTATATCAGCTGTGTAATCTCTAATACCTACAGCACCAACGCTTTTTAGTTGTGCCCTAGTTGCACTAGTTTTTGTAGCCGTTCTATATATTTCTTTTGCTACTTCAATAGGAATCATAAATGGATTCTCTACTCCTGAAGTGATCAGAGCACTATAAGTATCTTGGAATACTTGAGATATAGAAAACAACGGATACAATACAATGTTTTCACGTAATACGTTTGCTATCTTTGCAAGCAGGGGAAACGCAGGTAATGCTACAGTCTCCATACCTGTAAATGCTTTTACAAATAATGGGTCTTCAAAACGATACTTAACGATGCCACCGTTTTGCCATATACCAATAGTATTACTTGTAGGGCTCTTAGCACCTGGAGGTAGTTTAGTTACTTCATCTTCTAAATATTGATCTGCTGCCGCAACTAAATTTTGTGCAGCTTTGTTATTAATACCTTTTCTAATAACATAAGTCATCCAGCGTTCCATGTTATCAAACACATTATTAACAGGCTGATTACTGCCTTTAAATCTAGGATCAGTTTTAGCTCTATCTAATAAACCACGAGTGTATTCTTTAGGACCTTCTTTTTGTTCAATCTGCTCAACACGGTAGAACGGAACATAGTCCATTACATCTAATAACCCTTGCGCTTGTTCTGCAGAATAAAGACCTGAATCTACACCAAACTTTAATACTTTAGCTCTAATACTATTCCATTGATCAACAATACCATTTAATCCTGGATAAGCATCAAATAGTTTAAGAGCATTGTTAATCTCTTTTGTAGTCATATGAATATGTTTATATTCTTTTTCCCATTTAGCTTTAGCTTCTTTGTCTTTACCAGCTAGCATCATATCTAGAACATCTTCTTTTAACTCTTTATTCTTTTCTTTTAAGCTATTTAAGCGTTTACCAATCAACGCTGCATGAGCATACTTCTCCATAGTTTCATAAGGAATACCTGCCTTATCAGCAAGGGCCTTAATATTAAGCATCATCTTCTTCCAACTTGTGTTAGATTTTGATACAACATATTTATGCAAACTAGGATCGTATTTAATATCACCTTCTTCTAAAAACTGATGAGCAGGTGCTTCACTATGTAACGCTTGTGATGTGCTAATGGAATGTAATACTTTTTTAGTTTCTGCCCATTCAGCGTTTTCTTCTAACCCACGACGTATAGCATTACTTAAACCTGCATCGGATGAAAAAAAGTTAGTTTCGGCAGTGTCAAGGAAATGCTGCCATCCTTTAAACCTATCTCTAACAAATTGTTTAGGATCGTCTTTAAACTCTTTGAATGCTGATGCCTCTTCAACCTTTTCAGTTTTAAGGTTTGTATTTTTAAAGTATGCTGCAGCTTTTTGATTATTGTCTTTAGCAAACATTCTATCTTGAGGCGTGAAGTCAGGTATGGTAGCGTTACCCACTTGACGTGTGCCTGTAAATAAGTCGGGTGTTAATCCTACGACATCACTTAATAAAGTATTAGATACATCACCTAAGTTTAGAAGTTGTTTAACGAAGTTAAGGAAGTCTGTCCATAGTGAATTAACAGGAGGGGCATCCGGAACAACACTACGTTCACTTGCTAAGAATTTTTGGAAGGCTTCAGTATTGTATGCGTTAGCAATAAACTCATCCATATCTTTAAAGGCTTCACCAAAGTTTAGATCCTGTTGCATAGCAGCAACTTCAGC